GGTTCACCAAGATCAACTTCTCGATAAAACCCAACATCCTGTAGTTTGGCAATCTCATTTTTGGTCTTACGCATCCGATGAGCTACCCGTTCGGCTGACTCAAGGTTCTTAGCGCCGTAAGGGACAACTATATCTTCGGCTGATATAAACGCGGCTACTGGACGATCTATTGATGGGTCAAAGTAAATCTTCTTAAACGCATTACCCGCAAGACATAAAGAGAACAGCAACCGTTCATGTTCTGGGCGATACTCTATCATTCGTTCGGTAAGCTCGTAGTTCATATCGTCGGCTACACGAATAGAGGCATCCCGCTTCTCGTTGGTTTCTTTCCCAATAATGGTTGTCTTTACAGGACCCGAAGACGGGAACGTCTCCATAATAGTCTCAGACTGAAACTTAACCGCGCTCTCCATTAGCAATGGGTGGAACACACCGCAAGCCCCAGACCACGGCTCACTACGTTCTTCATACTTAACGCCCAAGAGTTTTAAGCCTTTGACGTAGGTCTCCATCCAATCTTTACGTGCCATGATGTCGGAATTGTGATCTCCTAATAACTCAGAACTTAGGCTTTGCAATTGCGACTCAGGGATAATCTCAGCAAGGTTTGCGTTGAAATCTTCGGAGTTTTCTTCCCCATCTTCAAAGTCTATCTCCATACCGCCAATGCCGATATGCACGGACTCTGGGTCTTCAATCTCAATTTCTAGATCGGGTTCTTGGTCATCAAGAGATTCTAATCCTTGGGGGGCTGCGTAAAGTGCTTTACTTATTGCCATGATATTTACCTTCTGCTTTTTAGCTTTGTGGTGTTAGTTGCGGGGTCATAAACAAACTGACCGGTGGATTTCTTTAGCCTTGTAGCCGTTCTATCTATAGCGCGTTCTTCCGCGGTCATGCGGTTACGCGCGGCACCTTTAAAAGTAAATGTTTTTCCATCGGGTTTTAAAAACCCACGTTTTATTAGCACCGCTATTACTGCACCACGGGGATCAGAAGGCGGATTAACTTGCGTTCTCATCTGCTCGGTCAAGCGTTCAATCAATTGCCCGCGCCCCATAAACTTTTGTGTAGCCATATTAGTAATAACCCGCGTAGCGTTTGGATTTAAAGAATTTAACTGGGTCTTTCTCGTCTGTATGTAGCCGTAAAAACCCGCCTTGTCTGAACCGCATTAGTGCTAGGGTGGTTGAGTCTACCAAGTCATCATGCTCCCCTGCGGGAAATGACGCTACCTCATCCACTACTTCTTCAGCCCAACGTGTTTGGGGTGCCCATATAATACCTGATGAAAACATATCAGACACCGAGTTCAAACGGCTAATTTTATCGTTACCTTTGCTGGGGGTAAACTCCTGCACGATAATTCCCATTGCCCGCAGTTCATAGATTAGCGGCGCGCCAGAGGCTTTCTTCTCTACAATAAACGCGTCGGGCTTCCACTCCATGTAGTGCTCGTAGGCAACTCTCTTGAGTTTGGGAAACTCCATCCGTTCTCTTATTGAGTTCAACAGGATAATATTTGCACCGCCTGTAGCGGGATCGTCGGGAGATTTCTCAGGCCACCATACTCCCCAAGTGGTGCAAGCACTAAAGTCAGCCCGATTGTTTTTTTCAAACGCCGTATCCCACGCTTGGATAATAAACTCACACTTTGGAGGTTCCTCTTCTTCCCAGACCCTCCACCAATTGCGCTTAACAATAGCGCCTTCTTCTGATGTAGGGTTCTGCTGATATTGCGCGTTCCACTGATACGATGGCATGGACGCTTTTGTTTTCATCAACGCTTCTAGCGACCATTGTTCTGGCCAGAGTGACCGCTGACTAATATGTAAATCGCCGTTGCTGTCGGTTGTCTCTTTCTCTAACACAGCAGGAAACTCTACCACGTCATACTGATCTGCCCCGTCATTCATCACCATGTCTTTAACTACCCGACCGGTCAGATCATTTAACGCCCAACGAGTCTGCACAATAGCTACTCTACCCCCCGGCATTAAACGTGTTCGCGCACCGGTAGTAAACCATTCATACGCTTTATCAAACACATCTAAGTTACCGTTGATAATATCTTGTTCATTATGTGGGTCATCAATCAATAGTAAGTCCGCGCCGCGACCTGCAATAGCACCGCCCACACCCACCGCAAAATACTCTCCACCGTGATTAGTGTGCCAACGCCCTGCGCTTTTTGAGTCTTGACTAAGCTGAACACCCGCTTTCCCACCAAAAACAGCCTGATAATCTTCACTTGCAATGAGGTTTCGCACCTTTCTACCAAAGTCAATAGCCAAATCAGCCGTGTGAGACACCATCATTACCTTTTGATTAGGGTGATTTCCTAGAAACCATGCGGGAAAATAGTAGGAAACTAGGTGAGATTTGCCAAATCTAGGTGCAATATTGACCGCAATCCGTTGTTTTGAGCCATTTGCTAGGTCTTCAAGCAAAGAAGCTAGCCTTTTATGGTGTGCACCTATCATATAGGTGGGTTCAATGAACTTTACAAAGTCTAAAAGGGTTATTTTGGCTGCTCGAATGGCTTTTCGACGACTCAACTCGTTAATTAACCGCAAAACTTCTTCTTTTTGTGCCGGAGGAAGCAGTTTTACCTTACTTTGAACACTATTTAAATCAATTGTCGTCATTTTCGTCTTCAACTAGGGAGTCTACGAACTTAACGAGGTCTTTTTCAGGGGGTGGCTCAACGGTTTCTTCCTGTATATCTTCTTCGGGTTCGTCCACAATCTCTGCAACACCCATATACAGTTCGAGCTTTTTAGTTAGCTCGGCTTCAAGCTCTGCGTCGGTCTTCATTTTATGGGTAACTTCAACGCGGTCAGTAAATAACCCCACGTCTTTCATCTTACCCAACAACTCAAGGGCTTTAATCCGTATCTTCCCATCATCGTGCTCAGACTCTTTGAGCAACTTGTTCTTTACATACTCCCGAATACGCACCGCGCTATTTACCAACTCGTGATCGTACTCCGATAGCATCTTATCCAGATGAGTGAGCGCGGCGGTTGGGTATTGGGCAGCTTCAAGCGGGCTAAACGCAGGTTTCTTAGGGTCGGTTACCTTTAAAAACATCTCTCGCGCAACGGTTTTATCTGCGGCGGTTGCGGGTTCTGCGTCTGGGAACATCATCTGCATCGTGTTACAAGCAAGTCTAGCCCGCTCAATGGCGGGCAACGATAACAGTGATACACCATCCGTAATATGGATGTGCGGTTCTGGGGTTACTTGCATATTAACTCCAAGATATTTATACGAAACATACACGTATGGAACCAAAAAAGCAAGTGGGGGGTATTATTTTTTAGAATAATAGGGTGGGGGGGGCTATGTTCAAAATACTACATGGGGGGGTCTAAAGTTGAGAAATACGCATCGTTCACGTAAAACACAGCGTAAGCGCGAGGGCGGGACTCCTAAACCTATTCAGGGGGGATGGGGTGCGGTAGGGGTCAGGGGATAGCGTAGCGGACAGCTGTCCGCTGGCATTGGTTATCTTCAATCACCTATTGACTATTCATAGGATAAGCGTAGAATTGGAACTGTCGATGAAGCAAATCGATACATGTAATTAACTTACTTACGGAGTTTTAAATAAGATTATGACAACATTAAAATGTATGGCATCAAACATTGTAAAAAACGCTGATTCATTAACACAAAGCGAAATCAAACTATCTGAAGCCATTGCAGTATTCGTAGGCAAAGGTGGCAAGATAAACGATGTGCTAACTACAGTGCGGACAATTAACAAGGAAGTAATTAGCATCAAAGCATTGCGCGAAGGTAAAGCAGGTAACCCTAGTTACGCTCTCGCACTAACAAGGTATGAGCGTATCAGTAAAGCCAATCAACGGCTTTTCCCCAAAGTAGCAAGTGCCACTACTAGCAAGCGTGGCACTAAGGGCACAGCAAAGAAAGGGAAACCGGTAGGCGTAATTGGGTCTGCTAGTGGCTTGGTTAAACTGAATCGGCAAATCATCGCAACCATTCAGAAAATAGAGAAGCCAGATTTTGATGCCGCTCGAGTGATTGCCGCTTATCAAGTATGCAATGACCAATTGATACCAAAGAAATAGGTAGTGCAGGACAAGCCCTGAGCCGAAAGGTTCAGGGTTTTTTTTCGCCTCGTGTCACCAGTTCTTCGGGGGTCTGAGGGTCGAAAGGGGGCGCGTGAGGGCGCGAGTGAGTTTGCCCATCGGTTGGCGAGTTGGCGAGTTGGCGGGTGGGCGTTGGTGGGTGAGTGGCGCGCGTTGGGCAACGGACATTGTCCGCTGGAGATTAATCAGGTGGCGCGGCGCGCCACAGCAAAAACTGGCGATATAGGCGTTGGCAACGGACAATGTCCGTCAGGAATATTTAATAGGTGATTTAGTATGTGTCAAATATTGCACAGACCTTGTTCCAATGTTCCGGAAAAAAAGGGCGTTGGAACACGTTTTGGAACAAGCTTTTCAGGGGCATCAATTTTTATAAGTCATTGATATATATATATAATATAATAATAGTAATAGTAATAGTAATGTCAATGTTCCAATGTTCCGTTTTTTTTATTAAAATATGGCTGACCTGAAAAATACGTGTCAAATATTGAACATGTATAGAATTGAACACAAGTTCGGAGCGACCTCGGCTGCCGTGTATTTGCGTTTCACCACGGAACATTGGAACATCGCCACCTAACGTGTTGATTGCATTACCCTTTTTCATACCCGCGTCACACTTTACATTAGGAACATTTGGAACACCCTTGATTCCATTACATTTCCCGCCCTTCTATCCTAGTGTTCAAAACTTGACATAGGAACATATCTATGGTATACTCGTATTGTAAGTGAAAAGTTTGACAAAGTTAGGTAGCGGCTGCGGTAGCGGACATTGTCCGTTGAGGTCACCGAGGTTATGCGCCAGACACTATCACTCCCGTTCTTTAACAGTTTAGAGTAAGACCACAGAGCCTAGCGGACATTGTCCGTTGGGGCGTATTCGTTTAGCCGTGTGCTACGTAGTGTATGTCGTGGTGCTTGAACCCGTTGAGTCTACCTTGTCAGTTGCGCAGGTCGCGTAGTTTGCCCTTGCTGTCAGCAAAGCAAGTAGATGTAGGATTCATCGGACAACCCAGATCGACAACATCGTAGCACGCTAACATAAAAAACTGGCGATGCACTCTGTGCTAGGGGCAATACTTAATGTGTGTAGAACCGATAGACAGCGGGGCTACTCAAGCGGCTAGGTGTAAGACTATACAACACGTGGAAGATTCTATACGTGTAGCCTAGATCGCTCGTATTGCCGATGGTGAGCCTAACACCCAGTGCGGACTGCGACAAGAACATGCAGACGCTCACAACTAATACTGAAAGCCAGCGGACAATGTCCGCTGCGACCAACCAACCGCGCCTTGGTAGACCAACATCAGGGCGCACCCCATAGCGCATTGCACCCAGTAGTGCGTTATGCGGTGTAAACGCACCATAACTAATCACGGAGAGATAACATGAAAGCAACACAAGCAATAAACCGTAGCACCCCGATGGACTTGCTCATGATGCAACAACCGTTTAACCCTGATAGAAAGCATGAGCAAATGTATTCACGAGAACAGATCGAGGCGTGGCTTGTCTCGATTGGTAAAACCCGCAACGGACAACGTCCGTCAACCATTAACAAGTAAACAGGAGAGATACCATGCCAGCATCTACGTTCCCATTATCTTCATACTCCAAAGAGCGTTACAACCTGATACGTCAAAAGCGTATAGTCGTGGGCTACAATTTCCACAACAACCACCCATCAGTTGATCGCCCTGATATATATCAGCGGCTTGCCCCTAAACCTCGGTCTCGGTCATGCTCATTCCTGCGAGTTGACCTAATTGGTTTGTATAACGATGGTTGTAGCCAATCTAAAGCCTTTCGCATTCGAGCCTTCCTGAAGAAGTTTGGTCAGCGGCTTGCCAAGAGTGGGGTCATGCGTAACAAGCCAATCGTTCCTGCCGCTGTAGTAGATTGGATACTTGCCAATCGCACCTTCATTG